CGCTCTCGTCGGTGAGACGATTGAAGAGGCCATTGATACGAACGAGCCTGTTGATGTAGAAATAGTTTCCGAAGAAATAACCGTGTCCGACGAACCGTCAGACGCGACGGATGATTTTTATGCCAACCTAGCGGAGGAGATGGATGAGAGTGACTTAGGCTCTATTGCCTCTCAGTTAATGGAGGATTATGAAAATGACAAGTCCTCTAGGGAAGAGTGGGCACGAACCTATACCCAGGGATTGGATCTTCTTGGCTTCAAGTACGAAGACAGGACACGGCCATTTCGTGGGGCAAGCGGTGTTACCCATCCCTTGCTAGGCGAGGCGGTTACCCAATTCAGTTCCACGGCTTTCAAGGAACTCATGCCGTCAAGCGGCCCCGTTCGCACGCGTGTCGTGGGCGACGAGACACCTGAGATTTATCAGCAGGCGCAGCGCGTGAAGGAATTCATGAATTACCAAATTACAACCGTGATGGAGGAGTACACTCCTGAACTGGATCAGATGCTTTTTTATTTGCCGCTCTCGGGATCGACATTTAAAAAAGTCTACTATGACGCGCAGCTATGCCGCGCGGTATCCAAGTTTGTTCATGCCGAGGATCTTGTGGTGCCCTACACCGCAACCGATTTGGACTCCTGCGAACGCATCACCCACGTGGTGAAACAATCAGAGAATGACATTCGCAAGAAACAGGTCAATGGTTTTTATTTGGACATAGATCTTAACCCCACACCTCAGTCTCCCACCTATAATTCGGCCGATATTAAATCAAAAATTGACCGTATAGATGGAATTCAGCAGACAGGGGAATCAATGATGATCACCCTATTGGAATTTCATGTGGCTTTGGATCTCTTGGGGTATGAGGACAAACAGGACGGAAAAGAGACAGGAATTAAACTTCCCTATATCGTAACACTCGATGAGCAGTCTGCTCAAGTATTAGGAATAAGGAGAAATTATGATGAAGGGGATGAAAAATATCGTAAGAAACAATATTTTGTTCATTTCAAGTTTCTTCCAGGTCTTGGATTTTATGGCTTTGGATTAATTCATTTAATCGGAGGCTTGTCACGTACGGCCACTTTGGCGTTGCGTCAATTAATTGATGCGGGGACATTATCCAATCTTCCCGCTGGTTTCAAGACACGGGGACTGCGTATCGCAGATACCGATGAACCACTTCAGCCAGGAGAATTTAGGGACGTGGATGCACCGAGTGGAGAAATCAGACAAGGATTATTGCCTTTACCTTACAAGGAACCATCACAAACATTATTTGCTCTTCTAGGATTTGTGGTGGACGCGGGACAGCGTTTTGCGCAGATCGCGGATATGCAAGTAGGCGATGCCAATCAAGGAGCGCCTGTAGGAACAACAATTGCCTTATTGGAACGCGGTTCGCGGATCATGAGCTCTATTCACAAGCGCATGTATTATTCGATGCAACAGGAATTTAAATTACTAGCTAATGTTATTCAAATGGATTTACCTCCTGAGTATCCTTACATGGTTGTGGGAGGGAATAGGATGATTAAACAAGAGGATTTCGATGAACGGGTGGATATTATCCCTGTCGCGGATCCAAATATTTTCTCTATGGCGCAGCGCATTCAACTCGCCCAGACTCAACTCCAAATGGCGATGAGTGCCCCTCAACTGCATAATGTTAAAGAGGCGTATGTCCGCATGTACGAAGCGTTGGGAGTGCATGACATTGATAAAATAATGAAAATGGACAAACCTGAACCCATGAGTCCGGCCACGGAGAATCAAAAATTAATTGAAGAGGATGGAATTGAGGCATATGAAGGACAAAACCATGATGCCCACATCCAGGCTCATCTTATTTTTAGTTTATCTCCCATTGTTGAACTCTTGCCACAAATAGGGGTGGAATTAAGTAAACACATTCTAGGACATGTCACTTTAAAGGCGAAAGAGGCGGTTGCGACGCAAATTGAACAAGCGGAACAGCAAATGGGACAAGTGGCTGAAGGGGAACAGCTAGAAACGATGACGGAATCACAAATTGCCGTATTAGAGGGGCAGTTCCTGGGAGAAGTCAAGCAAATGCAGGCGGAAATGAGTGGAGAGGGACAGCCTGACCCTGTCATTGAACTTAAAAAGCAGGAATTACAGCAACGTGCCCTTCATGATAAGGAAAGATTGCAATTTGATTCAACTAAACTTGGGTTTGAAGGACAAAGACTGCAACAAAAAGATAAAATTGATAACGCTCGTATTGATTCTCAAGAAGATATTGCCCAACTGAGGGCGAATGTAAATTTAAAGAAATTTAATCAACAGGCAAAAGGACCAGGATTTCAGTATAAAAAGAATGGGGGCGGCGCATGATAATTACAGCTCAAGCCATATTTGATTGCCATTTACAAGGATTACATAATTATGTGAATGCATCCGTGAAGACAAAAGATCACTATTTAATTATGGCAGAAGCAATGTTGGCGATTACAAGGGAGCTCCTGTCTAAAAATTTGAATGATAACGATGCTTTACAAATTATGGAGCATGCATTACAAGATAGTAAAACAAAAATTTATCATTGAGGAAGGTATGGCAAAATATATAAACGGATCAAAATATCCTAATGCTAAAATGACTGTCTCTAACGAGATGAATCCTTATGCGGGTCCTAATGTTAACAAGACATCCGAAGTATCTACAGCACAAGTAGCAATACCTGGACCAAAAGTTATAGATAACTTAGGAAAGGGACCAAAAGGACAACGCAGTAAAATGCAAATTAAGAAGGTTGCTTTTAAGGGCGTCTTTTAGTAGATTAATTTCCAATTTAACAAAGGAGGTTTCACATGAAACTCATTAAAGACATTTGGGGTTGGCTCAAAGAGTGGAATGACTGGGGCATGAAAGACTGGCTCAAAGCCGGTATTATTGTCGTTGTTGTTCTGTTCATCCTATGGAAAATGTCAGGTGCTGGCGCGTAAATGCTCAGTCTCCTGTCAGGACTATTAGGTGGTAAGGGCGGAGCTCTCAAACAAATTTCTAACGTTATTGACGAATTACATACTTCAGAGGAAGAGAAATTAGATAAAAAGATTTTAATGCAGCGCATTCAGCAAAAACTTGCTGAGAAACAGATTGATGTTAATATCAAAGAAGGTTCCCATAAATCGATTTTCGTCGCCGGCTGGCGCCCGATGATCGGCTGGACGGGGGCCTTCGCGCTGATCTTTGAATTCATCGTCTCCCCTGGAATTGAATGGTATGCAAAGTTCTCAGGACTTGATATAACGGCACCTGAAATTCAAACTGGCCCTTTACTGGCCATTGTCACTTCGATGCTCGGAGTTGCGGGGCTCAGAAGTTTTGAGAAGACCAAGGGCTTAACAAAATAAGGAGAAACGATGCCGAAATTAACCCCACTGCAAAAAATACAAAAGGAATTAGATAAACTTGCAGCTCTTCACGCAAAGGAAGAAGCGATAGTTGCAAAAATTGAAGAAATCATTGAAGAAGAGGAGGAGTAGATGCCACAAGGACCAGGAACATACGGACATAAGGTAGGCAGGCCACCTGCTAAAAAAGCTAGAGGTGGATCAGCAAAGAATTTAACAGTTCCACAAATGAAAGCCAATGCGGCAGGAATGAAACCAGTAATTGCAACTAAACCTAAAGGTGACCCAACTGGTCAAGGCCTCAGAGGACAAGCTTTAACAGGAGCTACTATTAAAAGAGCTAGAGGTGGAAAAGCTGTCCCAAGTTCAGCGGAAACATCTGTCATTAAAGGAGCAAGTGTAGCAGGTTCTAGAGAAGGATCTACAATTAAAGGTCCTAAAGCAAAAGGATCACGGGAAGGATCAGTCATTAAGGCAAAAGACGGTAAATGGATCCAGAAAGCAATTAAAAAACCAGGAGCGCTACGCGCATCATTAGGCGTTAAAAAAGGAAAAGACATTCCCGCTAAAAAATTAGCGAAGGCGGCGAAAGTGAAAGGGAAACTTGGACAGAGGGCTCGGTTAGCGAAAACTCTTAAAAGTTTTAAATAAGGAGAAAACATGGGTGATAAAGATAATGGTTTTTTAAAAAGAAAGGCACAATTACGGGGTCTTGGTTTTACTAAA